AACAATTAGGAGAAGTTGTTTCTAATGACTGGGAACTTGTATATAGAGAAGATGTTTTAGATGGTAAAGAAGATTTCGATGTTACTAAGCTATCACAACCAACTGCTGATGATGCAAAACCCAAGAAAGAATCTACGCAAGACAATGCAGGTTATAAAGTGAGGTATGCTTACAAAGAGGTAGTGCCTTCTAAAAAAAGTAGATTGTTCTGCACAAAGATGATGGAGTTAGCGAATAGAGGTATTGTGTTTAGATTAGAAGATATAAACATGATGTCTTTTAGAGGGGTAAACAAGAAACATGGACACAAGGGTAGAAATTACAGTCTATTCAAGTGGAAAGGTGGGGTTAATTGTAAGCACATATTTGAACGTAAGGTGTATAAGAAAAAGGTTTCTTCTGATAGTGTTGTAAGTGAATCTTCTGCTAACAACGAAGGTTTTAAATCACCTAATAATCCTAAAGAAGTAGGTCAAGCTAATTGGAACAGACCAGACAAAGGTCGTTTTACATCAAAAAAATAATTATGAGTAAGGTACTATTTATAACTTTAGATGAATTGAAACGCAAGTCTATCTTTGATGGAAACTTAGATACCGATAAGTTGATTCAGTTTGTTGAGGTAGCACAAGATACTAATATTCAAATGCAGCTTGGAAGGAAATTATATGATGAGTTACAAACAGATGCAACAAGTGAGAGTGGATTACAAGGTAATTACTTATCTTTAGTAAATGACTATGTAAAACCTATGTTAGTTTGGTATTCACAAGTAGCCTTCATTCCATTTGCAGCTTATCAGATTGCAAATGGAGGTATATTTAAACATAATAGCGAAAACTCTACTTCGGTAGAACCCGATGAAATAAATATGCTTGTAAATAAAGCAAAGGATACTGCTGAATTTTATACGGAGAGATTTATACAATACATGAATTTTAATAGTGAATTGTTTCCAGAATTTATTCAGAATCAAAATGGGGGTATTTATCCCGAAAGAGATATAAATTATACTGGATGGGTTTTATAAGCAAAGGCTATAAGCCTAAGAAAAAAAACATTGTTAAACTACAAAAATATTTAAATGGCAAATACAATCAGTTGGGGAAAGATATACGAGACAACGAACTTCGGGAACGGAGTAAGTGATAATACAATAAGTTGGGGTAAGATATATGAAGATTTAGTATCTGCTATTGGAGGACTAATTTCAGCTTTGGAAGCACGTTCTACCACGACAGAGAATAAAGCAGGAACTACTGCTATTTTACAAAAATTTGAAAACTGCGAATCATAATGGCGAATTTATTAGAAAAAGCAAGTATTTTAATCACACCAACTGCATATGATGTTGGTAGTATAAATGCTATTAAACCAAAGGAATCACCATTTGGTGATTTAGACTTTACAAGGTCAACAAGTGGTAGTGTTGTTGGGACTGCAAATCGTGAGAATGCTAATGGTGTATTAGAAGAAGTCGTTCAAAATGTTCCAAGAATAAATTACTTAGGAGGTGAAGGTCATTGGCTTGTAGAACCACAAGCAACTAATACTGCAACTTATTCAAATGATTTTACACAAGGTACTTTGTTTAATGGTGGTGGTAGTGCGGGGGTTGATGATGGTATTTTAACTTCTGCACAAGCTACATCACCTGATGGGACTAATAATGCTTGGAAGTTTGCAGATAACAATGATGGTAATAGTGGTACAGTAACATTACGTTATTTTTCCACGAGTGTAAATTCGGGAGATTATAACGTTGTTTCTTTATTTGTTAAAAAACAAGGTAACAATGATTGGTTTCAATTAGCTGCGGGCAACTTTGATTTTGCATCCGAATCTGCTAATTTTAATATCTCCAATGGTACATTGGGAACTGTAACTTCAAATTTCACTTCTGCAAACATTGAAGATTATGGAGATGGTTGGTATCGAATATCAGCAACGTTTACATCTACAACTGATGTACAAGGGGCAATTCAATTTAGATTAGCTGAAGGTGATAATGATGTTACTTTTACAAGAGATGGAACAAATGGTGCTTTTATTTATGGAATACAAGCAGAATCAACAGACAATCAATATTCAACCAAACCAACATCATATATTCCTACAAGCAATGGTCAAGTAACAAGAGAAAGGGATGAATTTGGATTAAATACAACATTAGACACATCTTTAATTGATTCAACAGAAGGAACTTTTTATGTTGAAATGGCTGCTTTGGTTGATGACCAAACAAATCGTACTATTAGTTTATCCGAAGGAAATGACAATAATACTATTCGGATAAGGTTTGAAAATATTGCTTCTAATAGAATTAGGGTTGATATTAAAACATCAAGTGGTCAAAATTCACAATACAAAACAACATCTTATAATATTCTTAATTTTTCAAAAATTGGAGTAAGATTTAAAGCAAATGATTGTGCTTGTTTTGTGAATGGAACTGAATTAACTGCAACCGCAGGAGGTAGTAATGGTAGTACTTACCCTGAAAATACTTTAACTAAGATAAAAAGCACAAGAGGGGATTCTTCTTTTAGGTTTGCAGGAAAGCTAAAATGTATTGCAGTATTCAAAGAAGGATTAACAGATAGCGAATTAACTTGTTTAACAACATAATATGATTTATAAAAAATATAGCTTTCAATCAGAAGCACAAGCAATAGCATTAATAGATGCTTTAGGAACTTTCGTAGAAGAAGGTAAGGTTTACCCTTCTCACATACATACGGTCGTTAAATTAGGTTTTTTACCTACGAACATTCCAGAAGGAGAAGAAATACCAATATTTAGCGATAAATATTCTGTTGATGTATTATGGAGAGGATTGGAGGTTGATGAAAACGACAATCCTATATATCCAGAGGGATGGCAAGAATATTTAGTTAAAGGCTTGTCAAGTTACAAGCATAACTTTTACGGATTAACTTACGAAGAATAATGGAAGATTTGAGAATATACGGATTTAATATAGGTGCTATTTTGGTTAGCACCGTAAATGACATAAACCCATACTTGCAGACTGTTGTTCTTATATCAACTGCCATTTATACTATTTTACGAATATATAAAAACCTAAAAGGAGATGGCGAAAGTTGATTTAGATGGTGATGGTATTGCTGATTTTTCCGTATCTTTACCTAACATCGTAATGATATTAGGAGGTATTGTCTCGCTTGTTAGTTCTTATTTTATGTTAGATGCTAAAATTGAAAAAGCGATGTTCTCGCCAATTCAAGAGGTTTCTCAAAAAGATTTAAGGTATTTAAAGGATGAAGAAGATTTAAAAATACTAAAATTAGAGAAAGATATAGATGATAATAAAGGTTATATAAAAGCATTAGAGATTGAGTTACGAACACAATATAGACGTAAATGAAAGAAATTTGTGAATGTGATTACCCTTTTATAAGAGAGGATTATGTAGAATATTGTGCAATTTGTCAAAAAGATTTAGAATGAGAGAAATAAACAAAATTATTATACATTGTTCAGCAACAAGAGAAGGTCGAGAGGTATCCATTGACACTATCAGAAGGTGGCATGTTGAAGGCAACGGTTGGTCAGATATAGGTTATCACTATGTGATTGGTCTTGATGGCAGCATATACAAAGGTAGACCAGATAATGTTCAAGGGGCGCACACTAAAGGACATAATAAAAATAGCATTGGTATATGTTATATTGGTGGATGTGGTAGAGGTATGAATCCTAAAGACACAAGAACAGAAGCGCAAAAACAATCGCTTGAAATTTTATTAGAAGGTTTAATTGGCTTATATGCAGTAGACAATTTAATAGGGATACATGGCCATAACGAGTTTAGTAGTAAAGCTTGTCCTTCGTTTAATGTAAAAGAAGAATATGGACATTTATGAATATGAATTAACTATTAAGGTAGCTTGGTTTTTGGTTATGATGTTTATAGGGTATAGATATTTAAGATGAAGAAGAAGAAGTTTAAAGATACTAAAGTCGGTGCTTTTCTTTTAAAGAAAGCACCTAAGTTTGTTTCAAGTATGCTACCCTCTGGTGGTGTTTTGGATGTTATAAAGTCCTTAATAGATAGTGATAGTAATATCACTATCGAACAGAAAGAACAAATGCACAAAGAACTTATTGAACTATATTCCTTAGAAGTTCAAGACAGAGATTCTGCACGTAAGAGAGAAGTAGAAGTTAGAAAGCAGGGTATTGATTGGATGTTTATTTTTACTGGTATAATAGGCTTAGCTTCTTTCTCTTATTTAGTTTACACCATTATTAATGTAGAAGTACCCGAAGCTAATAAAGAGTTGTTTATTCACCTGATAGGTATAGTAGAAGGTGTAGCTTTAAGTATTTTTTCTTACTATTTTGGTCAGTCTATAATAAAGGACAAGTAGTACAACATCTATATGATTGTGCCTTTGATGGCACAATCTATTAGTCTTAATTAAGTTTTGTATAACTAAAAGAAAAGAAAG